ATGAACTCAATGATGGACAGCCTTGATTACATGGGTGTCAAGATTGTTAAGACCAACCACCTACCAAAAGTTGATCATGGATCAGCTTCAATCGGTGCTTCTAAGTACAATCTAAACTGCTCTGCAATTAACCTCTATGGTATTATTTTCCAGAGCGAGGCTATTGCTGGTCTATCCCTCATGGGCATGAAGGTTGATACCGTACAGGATGTTCGTCGCAACACTCAGTTTACCGTAGCTAGCATGCTCAAGGGTACTGGCGTTATTCGTCCAGAGACTTGCCGTGCTCTAACTGGTATCAACGATTCCAGCCCAACTCGCGCAGAGCTAGTTACTGCTCTTGGTGGTAACTTCACCACTGGCTTTGCTGCTGAGTATAAGAACATTGGTGACTAATGATTGATTCACTCTCTACTTTCGGGTTTGTGTTTATAAACCGCGTCTGAAGAGGAGGTGATCTCATATCTACCCCCGGCCCCCTTAAGTGGGGGTCGGTGGGTTTTTTCTCTAACAACAACAGGAGGCTATATGGGCTTAATTACTAAGTTACAAGCAATTAATCAAATGCTGTTGGCTTCGGGTGAGAACCTTGTAGCTGACCTAGAAGGCGAATCAGGTATTGATACTGGAATTGCAAACACAATTTTAGAACAAACAAGTACTGATTACCAACTTAGAGGTTTGAATTCAAATAAGTTCATTAAAAAGTATGAACTAACAGCTGATGGTTTTATTATTTTTCCTACAGCAGACAACGATGAAGAAGGTATTCTAGCTGTTGAACTAGTTTCAACTCATTTAGCTGCTGATGGTTATACTAAAATTAAAGCAAGAGGTTTATTTACAGCAGCACAGCCAAGACTTTGGAATATTACAGATGATACAGATATTTGGAAGTATCAGTCTGGTCCTTACTACATAGAATATACAATGAAACTTCCTTGGGATAACTTAGAGACAACTACGCAAAGAGCTATATTGGCTACTGCAATGCGTCATTATCAAAGCATTACCCAAGGTGATGATACTACAGATGCTTTCTTAGGATATCAAGAACAACTCTATGGTATCAAAGGTAAAGCTGCTGATGTTAATGATAAGAAGAAAAATATCTTTAACTCTGGCGCACTTATTCGTGATGTAGTTTTACGAACTCGTTATTTAAGTGACCCAAACAGATTTAGGTACTGGCGTACCAGAGGTATTTAATGGCAATAAGAAGACGAGGCCCACAGGCTGGAATGGTTTCTACAAAGATTCCTGTTTACATGACTAATAGTGTAGGCAGACAGTCACCAAATCGTAGACAACCAAATGAAGCACAGAATATTGATAATGCTATGGTATCGCTTGAGCGCAATTTTGAAAAGCGACCCGGCTTTGAGATTGTTCCTCAAAAATCTTCAACAACAGTTACTTCATGGAATATTGATTCTACTGCGATTAGACTAGATTTATTTAGTTTAGCTCCTCTTGTAGAAACAACAGATCTTTTTTATTACTGGTATAGTATTAATGAAGAAAATAGTTTCTTAGTTGTAATTGATTATAATGCTACTTTTCAGCACGAAAAACTCTTTTACATTTTTAGGGTTTATCCAACAGGAACATGGGAAGAACTTACACCACAAAACCAATGGGATGGAACTGACTCAACAATTCCTACATCATACGATGCTAACAACTTAGTTAGTGTTGAAGTAGAAAAATATAGAATTGCTAAAAACATTTCTTACGCTACAGCCAGAACATCTGGAGTAGTTAGTAATATTACAAGAAACTATATTACCTATAAGTCTGGAACTAAAACAGCAAACGAATCTTTAAAAGCTGTTTCTCTTGGTTCTAGTGTTGTCATCTTAAATAAAAATGTTAGAGCTGGATTTAGTTCTGATATTGCTGGAAAGCTTTTTAACCTAGATGGTACAGTATCGTCAACAGATGATGTTGCTGGTCGAAAAATTACTTACTATACTGCGTCTAAAGTAGCTAAAGTATATGACAAAGGTGATGATGAAATTTCCGCAACAGACGATGATATTCTTTTAGGATGGCGTCCCGGTTATATTACAGGAAAAGTTCAAAGCGGAACAAACAATCATATTATTTTAGATAGTACTGCTTCAAATATTGATGATACTTATAATGGAATGACTTTAAAAGTAACATCTAATGGAACAGGCTTAGTCCAGACAAGAGTTATTAGTGATTATGAGGGTTCAACAAGAAAAGCACATATTAATACTACTCTTCCGGCTGGTCCTTTTAGCCCAAATCCAGTAACTAATGACAGTTATTTAATTGAATTAAGCGGATCATCTTTTATTTCTGCTGACGATTACTTTTATTATAAGTCTGATAAACAATACTTAGGGCAAAAAGTAGATGACATTTCAGAAATAAAGTTACCACCAGAAACAGACGATTGGTATAACACAAACGAAAGTACCACAGATACTAAAGCTAGACAAATGTTGCGTGAGTTATATGACGCAGACACAAAACTAAATGGTATCATTGATGGTCGTGGTAAGATTTATTTTGCAGTAAGTCCTTATTTAAATACTACTAGTGGTTTTTATAGAATTATTGCATGGAATCCTAGTGAACAAACTTTTTACTATGATCCGTCTAAAACCACAAAGATAATTTTCAAAACTTCAGGAACAACCGTTGTTAGTGGTACAACATATAACCATACAACAGCTATTACTAGTGAAGGTAGACCCTATCTTCAAAAAGTAAGAACACCTGATGAGCATTCTTATATTGATCCACGAAGAATGCCACAAAAACTTGTTGTCGAAGTTGCAACAGGTAATATAACTAGCTGGAAAATGGAACCAATTGAGTGGACTCCTAGAACAAGTGGAGATAAAAAAACAAATCCCGGTCCTAGTATATTTAAAACAGTAGATCGTAAGGCACTTAGACAAGTTCCAATTACTAGTATTGCTGTTTTTAAAGATAGACTTTGGTTTGCTGCTGATGATGTAGTATTTTCTTCTCAAATGGCTGAATACGAAAATCTCTTTTTAGATGATCCAGCCAATATTGTAACTACAGATCCTATTGATATTCGTGTCTCTTCAAATAACTACTGTGAAATTACCAGTATGACACCCTTTGAAGATTACATGTTTATTAATACCAAAGCTAATACACAGTTCCAGTTGTCTGGTGCATCTGATGCTGAGATTTCTCCAAGCAATATTGCGGTAGCTCCAGTAACTTATTATTCTACTGCACCTATTCTTGATCCTCAGTTTATTGGTTCTCGTTTATATTTCTTTGATTCACAGCGTTTATTCTTATTTACTGGTAAAGGTAATATGGGATATGCTTCTGCTGTTGAAGTATCTAGCCAAGCTTCTGGTTATTTACCACGAAAATATAGGTGTGCTACTACAGCTCCAGCACAAGATACTTTGCTGTTTGTAGATGAAGACAATAAAAACCACATCTATTGCTATACCAATAGATATTCTGGTGATAGAGTAATTCAAAATTCTTTCTATCGTTATATTCTTCCATCAGAAGATCAAATTGAAACTATTCAATGTTATGATAACTATATGTATGTAGTTAGTAGGCGCAGAAATAGAGTATCTTTTGGTTGGAGTGATTATCCTTATTCATTCTATCTATACAGAAACTTGTTATTATCAGAAGATCCTTATATTCCTCGTTTAGATAGAATGCATAAGTTAAAGATAATTTCAAGCGATGTTCAACCAGTAAATTGGAATGCTAGTTATGATCCTTATACAAATATAACAACATTTAGAATACCTGGTTTTAATGATACAGGAGTTGAAAATCGTTATTATTTAGTTTTGGGTTCTGATTGGAATGCTGTAGACGGAGAAGATTTACGAAATACAGCAATTATTCCAATGGCTATTAGAAATAAAAAAACAGCACAAGATACTGAATACCATGAAATAGATGTATTAGGTTCTAATTATGCACAACACAACTACCATATTTATATTGGTTTAAAGTTCAAAATGAAAGTAGAGTTAAGTACTTTATTTGTTCGTGATGAAAATAACAATATTATTGATGGTGTGTTAAATATTAGAAGTGCTGTATTTAGGCATTATTACACTGGTCCTTATGATATTGAGGTAACTCATCGGGGAAGATCTTCATTTGTGAATAGTTTTATTCCAACTAGGCCAGACTACACGCAATACGAAGATCTACTTCCACTTGAAATATTCCAAGTTCAAGGAGAGTATATGTCTAAAATAATGGGTTACTCCGATTCAACCACAATATCTATTAGTAGTGAATATCCTACTCCTGTAAATATAACAAACATGGAGTTTAAAGGTAAATTCAAACAAAAATACACAACAATAGATACTTAATGGAGCTTATACATGTCTAATTATGATAATCTTAGCCTAGTAGAAACTGCGCTTACTTTTGACGGCAGAACTACACAAGGCTCACTAACAATTCAACAAAACGAATTTGACTTAAGTACACTAGAATTTCTTCCTGATATTCCTCTAGAAGATCAGATTGAAGTTGAGCGTATTTTTGATACTGGTTTAGATAGTAAACTTGGTTCTATTGTTTTTACTATCGCTGATAGACGCAACATGTTTATTTTAGCTAAGGGTTGGTATACAATCAACCCCCAAACTAAAATTATGACTGTTAGTATACCAGCAGCAACTGAAGATACTAATGGACAGCTTTATCCTTACTCTAGAACTTATTACACTGAAGGTGTTGCTGGTGTTGAAGACCCACAAAGAGTAGATATTCCTAATACACTTCAATATGAAACAACATCTTATGTAGTTAGTGGGCAAACTGTAATCAGAGAACCAGATGTTTTTATTGTTCGTAGAAAAACACTATCAAATGCTAGTGTAGTT